TATAAACGACATACAAAACAAACAAGCATCTAATGGTTTTATTGCAGACCAACTTAGAGTAGGTCACGATGCATTTGTTAAGATGTTGAAAGAATCATTAGAATCTGAAAAGGTTAAAGAAGACTAATGATGTTGCTATCAATGATACTTATTGCATCTGCATTATTAACATACTTAGTTGTATGGGAGAGTTATAATAAATAATGCTTATAAGGAAAAGTTCTCAGGGTCATTACTTACGACTATATAGAAACAGCACTCCCGGCGCTACTAGAACAAAGAATTATCCAGATGGTACAACTGAGACCCTGACTTATCCTTCTTCTTATAAATACTTTTTAGTATTAGATGGTAAAATAATAAAACGTAGCGACAGTTGGGATACCATAGAACAAGCGTATGTAGATGAGTGCGATTCTAGGCATGGAGGTGGAAGCGGAAGAATGATAGTTGGAACTCATAAGCTAGAAAATCATGTAATTAAAGAATTATGAATAGCCCGCTAGCAAAATTAGTATCATGGCAAAAAGAAACAGGTCAGCTAGATGGCTGGACTAGCTATCATATTGCTGCTGGAGCTTTTTTATGTAAAATATTTCAATGGCTAGGATGGACTTCATTTTGGTGCGTAATGGGTGTTTTGATTGTAGGCGTTTTATGGGAGGTTTTTGAGTATTATATAGAAAACTGGAGACCATATGGAAGCAAAAAAAAATGGGCTTACAATACAATCGCAGATATTGTTGTTGAAACCGCAATGGCGTGGTGGATGGTAATTTGAATTATAAAATAAAACATAATGGAGGATTTAAAGTTGTTAGTACGAGTTATAACCTTCCTGTTTCTTATAAATATATTGGGATGCAGTCAGGGTTGGAGTGTAGGGGGAATTCAAATAACTCCGCAAGATACAGTTACAAATACAGCATTTGTAGAAATAATATCACATGATAGCACGCAACATTGGTATGCTAATAAGATTTACAATGGTGATAATTGGTGTCATTTGCATGATGAATGGGAATACGTTGAGGTGAAATGAGTGGAAAACCGGATACCGCTAGAAGTTATAGGACTACTATTCTTGATGATAACGCCATTGTTAGCATTAATCTTAAATGGCTGGCGCAAGGACTCGTATTGGTTGCAGGGTTGGTATATGGCTACTTACAGATTGAAGGTAGGATTAAGGCGTTGGAAAATAAAGTGGCAACTGCTGATGAACAAATTGAAAACCTACTTAGCAAACATATTGCAGAAGAAAAAATAGAAAGAGAAGAGCTAGCTCAGAAAGTGGCTTTTTATGAAAAAGAATTAAACCTAAACCCATTTAGCTGGGGAAAAAAGAAGAGAAAATAATGGATTTTATGGAAATATACGGGGAAGCAGGAATGATTGGCGTAGTTGGCGCTATGTTTGTATATTTGGTTGTTTCTATGTCCAACAAATCAGCTAAGCAACAAGATGAGCTAGAAGCTCTTAAGGTAGAAAATAGAGGACAATCAGAGACTTTAGAAAATATGGAGGGTATGATAATTAAGCTTATCAATAGATGGAACCAGTCTGACGATAAATTAGATAGAAAGTTTGATGCTTTGACAAAAGAAGTAAACGATTTAGATAATCAAATATCAGAAGTAAAAGGCTCCTTAAGTAGGATAAATGGAAGACATTGATGGATAGCTTAAAAATAGCAGCGATTAGTTTTAGTAATTACGCAATTGGACTTACTCAAATACATGAAATGTTGCAAGTTATTGTTGCTTTACTCTCTATAATACTTTTAATAATGAACATAAAAAAAGGAAAATAAGATGGACATTAAATCAATGTTAGTTAAGCTAGCTGAAGAGCAGGCAGATAAAATGCAAGAACAAGCTATGGAACATTTAGCGTCAGATGATATGGCAGAAAAAATTGCTAGCGCAATTAATAAACGCATTGATATCCCATTTGTTTCTGAAGAAAAAGAACAAATCTTTTTTGAAAAAGTTGTTGATGTAGTTACTGATATAATTGAAGGCGTTTTTAAGGGTAAGTAATGGCTAAGGGAGTAAAACATTATTTTAAAGATGGAAAAGCTCATAAGGGCTTATCTCATAAAATGCCAAATGGTGACTTGCATAGTGGCAAGACTCATGGAAAAACTTCTCAAAAACTATTTCATTATGGACAGCTTTCTAATAAAGCTAAGGCAAATGCTAGAAAATCCTGGGGCAAGTAATGATTGACTCAATGCAAATGCTAACAGTTATTAAAGATACTCTTGAAAAAATGGGTTCTAAGTATGCTAGCCACGATGCTCAAATGCTTGTTTATCGCACTGGTTTAGTAGAGTCTAAGTATCAATACATTATGCAAAAGGGTGGAAGCAATATAGCCAGAGGCTTTTGGCAATGCGAACCTTGGGTAATGGTATCTTTATGCAATGACTATCTTCAATATAGAAAAGACTTGTTGAAAAAGGTTGCTAGCATATGTTATTTAGACTGGAGTTTTTTTACAAACCCAGATGAAGATAAATGGAGAGACATTCTTACAACAAACTTAATAGCAGGTATTATTGCTTGCAGGCTACACTATTGGAGAGTGCCACATTCTATGCCAAAAACATTGGATGAGCAAGCTAGCTATTGGAAGCGCTGGTACAACACCTCAAAGGGCGCTGGTACAGAAGAGCATTTTAAAGAAATTGTAATGAAATATGGCTGATGCAATAGTCCAAGACGTTGATGGAAACGTCATAGGGTGTAGATATTGTGGTAGTCGTTCTATAAGAAAGTTTGGTTTTTTATATAGAGCTAACAGTAAAAAGCAACAATGGCTTTGTAATGCTTGTGGAAAACGAAGCGTAAATCCTCTTGTGCTAGAAAAAGCAGAGTTTACAACAGAACAAAGAGACCCTGACTACATACCAATTGACGAATTAATAGAGCATAGAAAAAGAAAATATGCTGTTAAAATAAAAGGTAAAGAATCTCGTCAGTTAATAAATATAAAAATAAAAACAAAAGGCCCTATAGGTATTTGCCATTTTGGAGACCCTCATATTGATGATGATGGTACTGACATTGCTGAAATATATTCTTTATGTAATTTAATAAATAAAACAGATGGTATGTTTGCCGGCAACCTTGGAGATGTTCAAAATAATTGGATTGGTAGGTTGTCTTTTTTGTATGGTCAGCAATCCACTACCGCAAAAGAGTCTTGGAGACTTACGGAGCATTTTGTAAATAGCGTTAATTGGCTCTATTTGATAGCTGGAAACCACGATGTTTGGTCAGGTGATGGTGACCCCTTAGATTTTATAATGCGCGACCATAAGGGCGTATATGAAAAATGGGGAGCTAGATTAAACTTAATATTTCCAAATGGCAAAGAAATAAGAATAAACGCTAGGCATACATTTAAAGGTAATTCAATGTGGAATAGCGCGCATGGAGTTGCAAAAGCCGCGCAAATGGGCTGGAAAGACCACGTGCTAACTTGTGGACATACTCACGTTTCAGGGTATCAGGTTTTAAAAGACCCTGCCTCCGGGCTTATATCACACGCATTACAAGTTGCTAGCTTTAAAATAATGGATAGCTATGCAGATAAGCTAGGTCTTGATGATAAAAACATTTTTAATGCGCCGGTTACTATTATAGACCCGAAATACGATGATGATGATAATAGGCTTATTACTACAATATACAATCCTTACGAAGCATCAGAGTATCTTACTTGGAAAAGAAGTAAGAAATAAACTATTTGATTTTTATTTAGATACTTACTAACTTCTGCTAAACACAGCTAAACCAATAGCAATGCAAGGAGTAATAAGTTGCAAGATTTTTTTACAGTATCACAAGTGGCATCAGAACTACACTTATCAATAGAAACAGTTAGAAGATATATAAAAACCGGAAAACTTAAAGCAAGCAAACCCGGCAAAAGTTTCATCATTATGAGAACGGAACTTCTAAAGTTTATTAGTAACGCCGAGCATAAACCATTAGCAGACCTTTAATTATTAGTTCTTGAACTTTAGTGAAAGAACTAATAATTAAAAGGATGCAATGAAAAAGCAAGAGTCACTAGCAAGAAGGGAATGTGCAAACTACAACAATGGTAATTGCTTAGGTATAATGTTTTCTAGGGAAGATGGCAAACTAACTACAAAAATTGATGGTAAGTTTGCCGGGAAGAAATGCATAGTAGATACCAACAACTGCTCATATTTCAATCAAATTGTAATAAAAGGGGGTCAATTTGCCACAAGATGACGACAAGGTTCTTAAGTTGCGAATCGAAAGAACCGAAAAAACAACAGAGGAAGATGTTAAGCAATTTTATATTCGAGTTTATAAAATGGCTGAGAATCTTGGTTTTAATGTTATTTCCAAGGCCGACAACAATCAGCTTATAGCCTTTAGGGGGAAACAAGAAGATGGAGAATGAAAAGAACCTAGACGAACTTCATGGCGAAGAGTTTGGACACAACATTGATGTTCATGTAGACAGAATACTTTGGAAAATATCACAGTTAGAAGACGAAATTGAGAACATAAAATACAAGCAACAAGAGTCTTCTGAGTTTTATGACCGAAGAATTGAGTCCGTCAATAAACAAATTTCTTACAGAAAAAACTTGCTAGAAAGTTATATGCAAGGTCAGTTCGATACGAATGGTAGAAAGTCTATGGGTTTTCCAAATGGAACACTTAAGATGACAACTAGGACGACAAGAGATTTTGGTGATGACGAATCTCTAATAAAGTTTTCTTATGCAAACAATATATCCACTAGAGTTACAGAGAAACCGGATAAGAAGAAGATTGCAGAATACATAAAAAATACTGCTGATGCCCCCGTAGGATACAAGGAAACAAAACAGACAACATTTTCTTACAAAACAACAAAGTACAAGGAGACAAAATGAAGTTAAACGAAAAGCTAAGCCTTATTCAGACCAAGCTTAAGGTCGGAAAAGGTCATAGGAACGATTTTGGTAAGTATAATTACCGAAATCTTGCAGATATATTTGAAGGACTAAAGCCACTGCTTGATGAAACCGGTTGCTACGTAACTGTTAGCGATGAAATAGTATGTGTCAATGACTTTAATTACATAAAAGCAACTGCAACATTTAGCGATGGCAATGATACTATCACAACTGAAGGATGGGCAAGAGAATCTGTGCAGAAAAAAGGAATGGATGACAGCCAAATTACAGGTGCTACTTCATCGTATGCTAGAAAATATGCATTGAATGGCTTATTTGCCATTGACGACACAGAGGATGCCGACAGTATGGACAACAGAGAGCATAAGACAGTAGTCAACTCACCATCACTTAGCAAGCAACCAAATAAGGAAGTTCAGCAAGTATCTGACGAATGGAATGAAGAGTCAAGAAGTTCCGGAATACCTTTTGGTAAATACAAAGGAACTCCTTGGAAAGACGTACCCGAAGATTACATAGGCTGGCTTATTGAAAAGAGCGATAATGCTAATTGGAGAACTATGGCTAACGCAGAGCTTGTAGCGAGAATGACTGAAGATGCTAGCACAAAACGGCAGGTCGCGGCGGAAGCTGATTCTAGCACGGAAGAAGTCAAACAGGCAACTAAGAAGGGTTTAGAGGTCATGGAAGAACTTAAATTGGTAGTAGATGAGGATGACGATGACTTACCTTTCTAAGAAGTCTTCCCAAAAAGACATTGTGCTTGACTATCTTAAAAAGAATAAGCGTATAACATCTTGGTTTGCCATACAAGAATTTGGCATAACAAGACTAGCTGACGTTATACACAGGCTCAGAAAAGAAGGTTACGCAATAGAAAAAACTATGGCTACTCACAAAAATGCAAGAACAGGCAAGGTTTCTACATTTGCAAAATACAAGTTCATTGATGCAATAGATGTGGGGTCAAATTACGAACTTTCACTTGGTTAACTCCATTGCCAAGTGAACTAGAGGGCGGGTTAGTCCTCCTTCATATTCCCCGCCCTCACAACATTATGAGGTTATAATGCCAAGCAAAAGCAAACAAAAAGGCAATAGGTTTGAAAGAGAGGTTACAAACCTAGCCAAAGAGTACGACATAGACTCTCAAAGAGCCTATGGTAGCAATGGTTTATCACTTGGACACGCTGAAGAAGTAGATGTTTTACTAAAAACGCCCGATAAAGATTGGAAAGTCCAATGCAAGGTAAGGAAGAATATAGCCAATTGGATAAAACCGGATACAAAGGTTGTTGATTTACAGGTAGTAAAAGAGGATAGAGGTCAGATATATGCTATATTGCCATACGAAGAATTTCTAGAATTGATTGCAGATGACAAAGAATACAGAGGTTCGGGTTATGAAAAGCACGACGAAGAAAGGGAATACTATAAAGAAAGAATGGAACAAATATCCAATGAAATTGACAGAATGGAAGAGATAGCAAAAGAGATAAATGAACTTAAATAATTTAAAAATAGGACAACAAATAACAGGAAAAACCTTAAATTTTAAAGGCGAAAGAATTATTGTTTCGGGAGAAGTATCTGCTATAAATGACGATATAGTATATATTGTAAAAAAGTTTCCTAAGAAAGAATATTTTTCCATTAATAAAAATCATATTATAACAGGAGAAAAAGATGCCAAAGAAAATAAATAAAGCACCCGCATTTCAGTTTTATGCAAGTGACTTTCTATCAGATTTGAACGTACAAATAATGACAATGGCGCAAAGGGGGATATACATTACCTTGCTAGCTATGGAATGGATTGAGGGTAGCTTGCCGGCAGACACTCAAACCCTAAAGGTTTTATGTGGTCATCATCCTAGCTTTGAAGAAGATTGGAACGCCATCAAGCATTGTTTCTACGAGGAAAATGGTCGTATATACAATAGTAGACTTGAATCAGAAAGAAGTAATATGATTAGCTACAGAGAAAGGATGTCAAATAACGGAAAAAAGGGTGCGAAAGCACGTTGGAATGGCAAGGCTATAGCTGAGCCATCCAATAAAGAAGTAGAAGTTAGAAGTAAAAGTAGAAGTAATACTAAAGTAAAGCTTTATAGTGAAGAATTTGAAAATGAATTTTGGTCACTATACCCTAGAAGAGACAACAAGAAAAGAGCCAAGGATAAGTACATTTCACTACGAAAAGCCGGTACTAAAAAAGAAGTAATATTAGAAGGGTTAAAGTCTTACATTAAGCAATGGAAAAACGCGGGTACAGAGTCTGAATTTATACCTATGGCTAGCACTTGGCTTAATCAAGAAAGATACGATGATGAACTTATTAGCAACACAAAGGTAATTAAGAACCTTGTTGTATCAAAAGAATTTCATTATATGTGCATAGAATGTAAATCCGAAAAGACCACAAAAGAAGAACTCAGCGTAAATGATAGACTGTGCGAATGTGGTGACGGAATTTACGAAACCAAGAATACTGTACTAGCTCAGCTTTCTCTCGACACTAGAAAACAAAATAAAATATCCAGCAGCGAGCAAAAAGCTAGCACGACAGACGCTGAACCAGAGAGCCTTGAGAAAGATGAATTTGAACAGGCATTTTCAAGTATGGTTAAGTCTATGGGGGCGCGTTAATCTTGTGCGGTGGCTCCGTACTTGAAACAAGAGGATGACAAATGCGCGCTCCCAAGAAAATTAAACACAAAAAATCTTACGATGGTAAGAGAGCAGATAACCTTATTAAATACTGTGAATCTTGTAAAAGATGTTGGGAATATAATGGCAATCTTAAAATCTTGGCTCACTACGAAGATTTCCCCACATACAAAAGAGAAAGAAAAACTTGTAAACTTTGTTTAAAACGTCAAGGCGCTCATGTTCGGTAGGATACTCACAACTACAATCCTTCCTTCCTTGCTCCGCATCAGCAACTCCACATGGGCGCCTATAAATCAAAGGGGGTCAATATGTTAATATTTAACATAGCAGAAATAGTAGCAAACATATTTATACTAGGTCTTGGTATATGTTTTTGGGTTTTAGGTATATTTGGTATAGTTATGCTAGTTTCGATATTGAATAAAATGATAAAAGAAATAACTAAAAAGGAGTTAGTATGAGGTACTACTGGGAAGTCTTATTTAGCACAGAATATTTCCCTTACTGGGAGTTCACTATGTTGATGATGCTAGCACTTAATCTCAGTCTTCTATGGAGAGTCCACAGAATAGAGAAGAAGTTAGACGATGCTTAAGAAAGACTACAAAGAACAAAGAGACCACCTAGGTGCGCATTTGAAAAATAGCGCAAGTAAGGTGTATCAAATAACAGATGGAATAATGCGAATATCAATGTTAGCAAGAAAGGGTAAAGTTGGTAAAGGTTCTGCATTTAAAGAAATCGAAAAGCTAGCACTAGAACTCAGGCATTGGAATGACGTACCCGCGAACATAAGCTATAAGTTTTCGCCTTTGGGTATCATGGACGACAAAGAGCAATGGGATAAAGAAAAAGTAGAATCTGATAAATTTATTTTATCTAAGAAAGATGCAGATGAAAAGATATATCCTACGTCTAAAGATATGAAGAATGTCCTAGCGCAATAGGGTATTATTTATTATATTTATGGTAGGTTAGTTTTATAAATAACGTGGATTTGTCTCCTGTTATTTGTTTTGAAGGGGGAGATTTCCTTATTATAACTACATCTCCCCCTTCGGTGTCTATGTAGCTTTTTCTACTTGAGCCATTTGCTCATTTATTATTTTTATAGCATTCTTACAACCATTTACATAGCCTATGTCGTAAGCTATCACAGCCTCTTCCATATCTGCCCAATGCCAACTATTCAAGTCCTCGATTTGATAGTCTTCATTTAATTGTTCCTCAGTATCTGTAATTAACTCGCCAAGTTTGTTAATTATCTGTGCTTTCCCATGTACCATATTATCAATTACATCTTCAAGAGATTCAAAATAATCTTCTCTACCAACATCTAATTTAATTGTTCTCATTGTAACTCCTATTTTATTAAAAGGTTTGGGGGCGGATAACCAAAAACCGCCCCCTGCTTGGCGTGCTAGCTTATGCCTTTCCGCCTTCATCTTCGAGAGATAGCAATCCCTGTACTATTTCTCCTGTCTTTGACAAGTCAAAGGCAATGCCTTTCTTCGTGGGAATAAAATCATCGTTGTCTTTTGTCTTAGTCCATATGCGGACTTGACCAAAGGTCTTGTCATTGATTGTGTCCTTGGTGACAAGGATTTTAGTTGTATCGGTTAAAGGGATTTCATGTAGTACCATAAGGTTACTCCTGTGTTTGTGGTTTATGTTATGCCTTTGCAACAACGCCTGTTGCAAGTGCTATTTGTTCAAGTTTTTCTCTTGTATCATCGTCACAATCGGCAAGGTTTATCTCAACCTTTTTGCCAACGCTAGTTTGAATGTTTTGGCCTTTCTCGGTCTTGATTACGTCTATCTGTATATGCTCGTCATCCTTAATTGCTTTAATCTCTCTTGCTATTGCAGTTCCGTCGAATCTAAAGTGTTTATTGGCTCTCTCATCTTCTAGGTCTATTCCTTCAATCATCTTATGCAATGGCATAATAAATCCGTCTATATCTGCGGTTAGCTTAGACACTAGATGAATCTTATTTTCTCTGCTAAGTTGCTTGTCGTCAAGTTCGCTTGCCCAAGCTGATACGCTATTTAGAATCACGTTTATTGCTAGGTCAATAGCATCGTGCAATGCTTCCTGTGTTTTGTCGTCTCCGTTTCTAATCATCTCGATTACGAACTTGCTAAAATTTTTAAAGTTTGACATTTGGTTTTCCTTTTATTTAATTAATTATTGTTTTCACAAAAAAACAAACAATAATTAATTAATATGTTCTGCAAAAAGCGATGGTATTTCTCGGTTTGTCCATCGTGGATTGCTGTTAAGTTTTGTGCCTATGTAATAATCTTGATATGCTTGCACAGAGTTTTCGTTTTTATATTCGTCGGGCATAGCTTGAGCAAACTCTGTTAAGTCATTTTGTTCAAAATCAATCTTGTCAATATTGTTTTCACACCACTCGATTACTTTTGTGCTAGCATGGATTTTTCCATACCTCCATGTATATTCACTTGCCAATGCTTTAGCGTGAGTAATTAACCAAGAGTAATTCATACGACTAAACCTTGCCCACTTTGTACATGGGTGGTTAAAGTACGCTCTCTTGTAAGGCGGGTTATGTGATTTATCAAATGCACTTGATAACATTTGCGCTGATTCTAGCACCATTTTTACTACGTGTTTATCATGCTGTATCTGTGCTGACACAACAGGACTTATGTTAAGTGCGAATATATTCATTTTATCTCCTTGGTTTTTATTATTTGTATTGCTCGGTACAAAGTGTCAATCATAATCTCACGCGCTTCTACGTCTCCGCGCACATGGTCAAAAGATGTTTTCATGCTTTTTATTATTGGTATCATTTTTTCTAGGTTCCTAATAACCTCTTCATCGAACATGACATATTTGAATTATGACTCCTTTTATTAATTATTGTTTTCATAAAACTATAAACAATAATTAATTAACCTTTGAACCATGTTGGTTTGTTGGCAAGTTTCTCTAGTGTAGACACTAGACCATCTACAGCATCATCTGTTGTTTTACAGAATCTTTGCTCTACGACATGGAGCAAATCAAGTTCTTGCTTGTATGCATCTGTGGTCTCGCATTGATAACCCATGCCATTGTAAAATTCGTACTCTGTGTCCATGAGTCCAAAGCAATAGTCTCGGAATAACCCGGACAAGCCGGCGCTCATGAGCCTGTGAATGTCAAGCGGTTCGTTCGGCATCTTGATTGGTATGGATATACCAAAGTATTTCCAATCGTTACGTCCGTTGTATTGCACAAAGTTGTATGCAATAACCTCTACCGCATAACCCATCTTAGTTAGGACATCACTAATCAAAGCTAGCGTGGCTCCCAGCCTAGCAAAATCCTCCTCTCTGTGTTGCCAAGAGATTGCCATGTTCATGCCAATACGAACATTGGCGCGCTGTGATTGGCGTACTGTGGTAGACCAGTACTGGTCTTGACCGCCCATAAGTCTAGCCATGCTTAAGTCGTCTCCGTCATCACGAATAACCCTCTTACGCTTGCATGATAGACCCTTGCCTACGAACTTGGATATTCTAGCATCCATGTCAATTTCGGAGCGCATTTTTTGATACAACTGTATCATGTTGTCGGATGATTGGCCGATGGTTAGCGCTCGCTTGAGGTTGTCTCTACCGACGACATGGTTGCCATAAGTCCAAGTTTCCCTGTCGCTACCCTTCGCACCATTGTTGTGCCAAAAGGATTTTGTTTCGTAGATACAATCTAGCATGGTTCTCATGTCCGGCATATGAATAACCGCATGGATACCTTCATCATTGTCGTTGATGATTTTTGGTTCGAGTATATTGTTGTAAATATTCCCCATTATTTGTACTCCCTTTTTAGTTCTTTGATGTTGACCTTATCAAGTTCCTCTTTCGTCCATCCTGTTGTAATGATGTCGAGTAGAAAGCTGATTGACTTGCCTGCTAGCAACCATTTTTGTCCGTCGAGAAAAAGTCTTGTGCTAATTGTGCGGCGGACATGGTTCTTGTTACATCTCTCTCTGAGCGACCATAGACAGGCTGACATAGTCGAAGAATACTGATGTTCGCCGGATAACGCTCTTTCGATGTTTTTATCATAGTCCACATAAACCTTGACCGCTTGCAATCTGTCTAGAGTTGCCAAGTCTAGTTGACCACGTCCGGCAAAATCAAAGTCGTTTCCGTCTCCCCATGTATTACTCGCTACAGCCACATGGAAGTTGTCGTCCTTGGTGACAAATGGATTGTCCTTGTCGTTCGGTGTAGCTAGAATGCCTTGGTTATCTAGCACACTATTGAACACTAGGCCGGCATTTGCATCGAATCCGTCGAATTCGTCAAGACATAGAAAGCTACCATCACGAAACGACCTAGATACCGAGCCATCTATGAAAGTACCATCGAATGTCATTCTGCCTGTCATATGTGACTCTGTCACACCCGCCGAGCCTTTGAGGTACTCGTAGTTTCCTTGGTCGGTGGAAAAACCCAATGCTCTAGCACATTGTTCGACAAGGTATGACTTTCCAGTACCACTTGGGCCACAAAGCCAAACTCTTTTGAAGAGTTTCAAGCATTCTAGCACGAATGGAAACTGTTTGTGTTTAAGACCTGACACAGTCTTTACCTCTACGTCGTCAATGTAGACTGTTACAGGACGTTGTAACGAATTGATTTTTTTGTCTACTTTCTTTGACAGTTCGTCGGTCTGTTCGCTGAAAGCCTCGATAAGGTCTCCCTGTATCTTCTCGGTTCTGCTGTATATGTCATCACCTAGCTTTTCTGCTACCTTGTCGGCTAGCATATCCTCCAGACTTCCTGTGCTAGCGGGCTGCGGGCTGGGTGATGGACTAGGTGTAGGAGTAGGAGTTGGAACAGGAACTTCGTCCTTGGGTTTATTGCCGTCGATAATATAGTCAACTAGCTTGTCTTTTGGAGTCGTCTGTATCCAACTAGACTTTTCTCCACGTTGTTTTGCCTTGGCAATAGCCAACTTTTTGACTCTGCCATGAGCCATTGCATTGAGTTCATTTCTGTTATACATGGTTTTCCTTCTGCCGATTTCGGCGGTTAGTTGATTGTTTTATTATTTCTAGCTTTTTCATAAAAAGCTGAAAAGCTAGAAATAATATTAAAGGACGGCTCGTAGTATTTGTAATGCTAGGCCGATTAAAGCAAAGGCAATTATAAAATTGCCAAGCGCATCCGAGGATAAAACCTCGACGATTTTTTCTATTATTTTCACGTTAACTCTCCATTTTATTTATGTCATTAATAAACTGACTGGTTATTGATTCTAGCTTTTCTTTTGAAAAAAGGCTAACTATGACCTTTTGAGCGTACCCATAAGAACAATCAAACTCCAAGGCTAGAAGCCTTGTGTAGTTATTGATAACAAAGGCTCTTTGTTTTCTATTGTTCGCGTTCCTCATTTCTAGACAGTTAATGTAGTCTATTTCGCTATAATTTCCATATATGAAATTATTCCATAGCTGATAACCCCAATCACTCATTTCATTCGGTATGAAAATTAGCGCATCTTTCATTTGTTGTTTTATGTTCATTTTACCTCCATAGTGTCAAATAAATTATTAAAGATTCTCTTTAATACTTTTATTTCAGACGTTATTTCTGTTTCTGCCATCTTTTGACCAAAGGATTTGCAGTGATTATCATCACCGCAATTACACTTGGTATCCGATGGATTTTCTTTTATGTTTTGAAGTGTAGAGTACCACTCTATAAGTCTCTCACAGCTAGCTATTACTCTCTTCAATACGTCGATAATATATTTTATCATATATTCTTCCATTTTGTCTCCTGTTTGGTTAAGGTTACTAGCTTTTTCACTTACGTTTCAAAGCTAGAAACCTTACCTGTTGTCGATTGTTTAGCGTTTTATACGCTAAATGGTTGGTTCGAATTACGAACCCATCTTAAAAATGGTCGGTCTTTACTCCAATCATCAAGGACAATTTCTTGTCCTTCGTCGTTAGAGATTCTCCACTTCAACCCGTCGAATGAAATCAAGGCATCCTCTAACTCGAAAGCATCAGCTTTCCATCCGGCAAAAGACTCTATAAAGAGTCTATTCTCCATGTCGGTGTAGTAATGGCCTTCATGGTAGTGAGAAACCCAATTCCTCTCGGCAATTTGGTTTAGTAAGTCGATACTAAGCCTTGCTTTAACCTCGTCCCTAGTTACATCATCCTTTGAAAAGCCGACGAGGTTTCTTATGAAGGTAAAATTATCCTCGGTGATTTCTACAGCAACTACTATGTCGTCGGTATAGTAGCATGGTGTGATACAGGGTGTTGAAAAGTCTTTCATGGTGTTTACTCCATTTCGACGGCTATGGTTTTTAGTTGTGCTAGGGTGTTCTATGCCGTCGTTATAGGACGTTCTAGCATTGAACCCTAGCTAGGAATCGAACCTAGCTTCCCCTTTAGGGGAAGACCATCTAGGGTTGGTTGTGTATTCTGTCGGCTACAGTCTACGCGTTGAGGTGATTCCAACGCGTGTTGCCGTCACTACTCTCGTCGATAGTAAAGCCGTTAGACAGCGCGCTATTCATCGCGTGGTCTAGCGCGTTCGGTACGTCGGACTCTTCTCGGCGCTGTAGTTCGTCTTCGAAGTCATAGACGGCGGGTGTAATTACCGCGTGGTCTTGCGCGTTCTGGACAAAGCTAGCTAGTTCCGGTTGGCGAAAGTGTTCCTCATACGCGAGAAGAGCTTGCTCTTCTTCGGGCGTAGGAATATCTACGCGTTCGGTGCTAGCTAGGGTGTTTACATCGCCTTTGGATACTACGCCGTCGGTTAGTGTGATAATAGAAATACTCATGATTTGTCTCCTTCGCGAAGGGGTGTTTCCTTCGCGTGTTATTATAGCGCATAAGCGCCGTTTGTCAAGCCGTCGACCCAGTGCCGTCGGCAGAACCCAAATTTACCAAGTTATGCTAGCAAAACCTAGAACAAAAGCCCATTATCGTCGGTTAATGTCGGCTAAACAGGGCATAAATACTGGTCAGCGTACGCGTAGGGTAGACAGCCTTGCGCAGACGCGAAACGCGTACTCAACGAAAATGCCCAACGCGTAACGCGTAGGTAGGGGGGTGCGTTATAGTAAGGTAGCTCACATCCATTTTTTGCACAATTTTTAGATATAGTTTCTACACGTAGAAACACATAGAAAAGAAAAGAAAAGTAAATAAAAGAAAAGAGAATAGAAAAAAACAATTGTTTATTTTTACTTAACATTCTTTTATCCTCAACAATATCAACACTTAATGGCTAAGCTATGGCTTAGCTATAGCCTTGCCATAGCCTAGCTATGGCCTTGCCATGCATATAGAAGTAGAAGAAGAAGTAGAAGAAGAAGTAGAAGTATATATATCTTAGGTATAAAAAACCTTAGGTTTAGTAAACCTCAGGTTGCGAACTCAACCTTTTTTGCTTTGCCAACTAATTTACTTTGAAGTATATTCGAACAGGGGCTAAAATTATTTTTTTAACAAAATCAGGAGCAACAATGCCATACGAAATAAAAGATGATACATTCACTATTTTTGACAACGATAACAAAACTAAAGACACTCAGCCAGACTATACAGGCCAAGGTAAAGTTGGTGGTAGAGAAGTTAAGGTTGCAGGATGGA